TACAATGACCAGCTGCGCCAATCTATCACCTTTATTGATTTTGTATACATCGGCTAAATACTCGCCTTCTTTATCTTTTGCTATTGTTTCACCTTTTATGTTTAAAATGTCATTTTCCATACCGTTTTCAGTGACACGAACATCTGCACTTGTTGAATGTAAATCTGTATCATTCTTAATATTTATCCCCATGTTTCCATGAAATCCTGAGTCAATTTTGCCAGTTTCAATAACTAAGTGTGTTTTACTGCTTACGCCACTTCTTGAAGTGAGTAATCCCACATATCCTTTAGGAATGTTGACTGCTAGATCAGTTTTGATAATCGCTTTCTCTTGCGGTTCAAGTATCTTAGTTTCTGCTGAGTAGATGTCATAGCCAGCGTCCGTTGCATTAGCACGTGTCGGCATTGTTGCGTTTTCTGATAGTAATTTGATTTGTAGTTTAGTCATTGCTTTTGTCCCTCCAATATTCACTGGCTATTCTTGATGCCGTAAAACCTAATTGTTCATATGTTTTTTCTTTCTGACTTGCTTTAATTACTTCATCAAACGCCTTTGCCTTTTCCAGCACCTCTACATGCTCTTTGTAAATATCTTGATGTGTTTGCATGTGTAGGTATTTTTCTGATAATGCTTTAGCACCTCCTACTTGCTTTTCCATGTATTTGTATTTCATCCCAATTCCTCCTGTTATTCAAATAACCCTTTCTAGCAACGATTGCAGTGATGCGTGTAGGGCTTGCATCAATCACAAACCCCTTTACGCCTCTGCTCTGTAACTCTTGCTCTAGTTGCGTTAAACTACGTCCTCGTGTGTCTGATTTGAAACGCTGTTTAATTGTGTTTGTAAGTTCTCTCATCACTTCACCAGATCGTTAGCTTTAATAAACTGTGCTAATTCCTCATCTGTTTTAATAGCTTTCATTTTTTTGATAATGCATGCCTGCCATATTGCCTACATAATTTGTATCTTCAGCAAGCGGTATTACACTGAATGCTATTTCTCCATACTTGTTTTTGAGATAGTATTTATTTTTAGCTCCTTCCAATAAGCCCATTTAAAGCCCCTCCTTGAGACGTTGCGCATAATCGATGATTTTATCCAACTCTTTATCTAATGCGTCTTTACGACCCAGCCTTGTTGGATATTTAATAAGATTAAACTTCATTGCGCCTCTGAACTCTTCGGGTGTAAAGCGTTGTCTACAAAATTCGATAACATCAATATCACCTGTCCCTTGATAATGTTCAGGGATGTTTTTATAATCTTCAAAATGTTCAGCTTTCTTGTCGAAGTAATCCTCATCAGTAAGTTCGAACGGGTCATCGATACCATCTAACTGTACTATGACTGATTGTTTGCCAAGTCTATCAACTTCTCTGATAACGACACCTGCGTGTCCGCCCTGCACATTCAATCCACGATACTGCCATAAGATAATACGATCATCTCTTTTTAAGTCTCTAATCTCGTTCATTTAACGCACCGCCTTTACCATTAAATCATTTTCACATAGGTGCCAATACCAGTCGTCAGGCTTTACACTCTGCGGTGTACCGTCATATAACCAAGGACGCTCTTTTCTTCTGCGTGCTTCTGCTTGTTCTGCTAATTTATTTTTCTTTTCTATTTCGTCTATGTTAAATGTCGGTTTATGTTCTTCAAGATAATATTCAAAGTCGTCTCCTATGATTTCTTCAAAGCTCTTGCCTTCTTGATACTTTTTATTGATTTGGTATCTTTCAATCTTGATTCTCTGCATTTCATTCAAAGGTACATATAAAGTTACATCTGGAAAATCTCTTCTCCAATAAATAGAACCCCATTTAGTTATATAATCTCTACGCAGGGTAGTCGCTTCTTCCTTACTCCATCCGTGATTCATACGTTTTTCAACCAGTAATAAATTCAAAGCCTTGCATTTAATCTGACGCATATCTTCAGGTGTTAACGCTACCGCTTTATTATTTACATAGATTGTATTTCTAGACATTACTCTAACCTCCTACAATAACCGCTCTACATCTGTGATTTCTAAATCATCCATGTAGGCTTCTGGTTCATCATAAATTTTATTGATCAAACTATCTTCCATAGCCTGTGTATTTTCGTGTTTGTGAAATGTATCTCTGACTTTAGCTGTAAACGTCACTGTGCATTTGAATTGCATTTCTACATCGTCATTGTCGATATTCAATTAATCACCTTCTATTTTTATACATAATATTCATGTTATTTTGCATATTTATGCGGTTACAAGTCACATTTTAGTTACATTTTCAAAATCCAAAATGTAACCGGCTTAACCCTACTCTCCCAAGGGATTTACCATTCAGGTTACGAGTCACATTTTACTTTGCTCATTCTCCTGCAAAATAGCACATTTTGTTTTTTGTGACAGGTTACGTTATATTTTTAAAAGAAACCAATATATATACTACTTTTATAGAAATAAAGTTGAACTTTGTAACCGAAAGCTGAAAACGTAACGGAGAGTAAGGCTCAACCCGGTTACGTTTCAGTTACATTTAGTTACGTTTCTGAAAAAAACGTAACTCAAAACGTTGATTTGACGGGGTTTTTGATTTTTTGAAATCTTTGTATTCGTTGACTTGTTGACACTTATATCACTGTTTTTTAGCATAGATTGATGTCAACAAGTCAACGTTTAAATTTGAAAATCTTTCTTAATTTCTGTAATCAAATATTCAGGAATTCTGTATATTTTTCTTTTATCGGTTATTTTATCTATGACCTTGATATGAGCGCCGTCTAATTCAAATTGACAAGTTAAATAATTATTTAGATCTTGATAACCGTAAACTTCCATGTAGTCGAAAGCTGTTTGTTCTATAATACTCTTCTTGCTTATATAAACTTTCGCTAGTTTTTCAAGGTTTTCTTCGCTGATTCTTCGCTTACCTTTTTCCCACATTGAGACCTGCTGTTTTTTTATTCTAGTGACATTTTCAACATCTGAAAGAGACAATCCCATCAATTCCCTGTACCTTCTCAATGATTGACCTAAAGCAATACGGTATTCTTTTTCTTCTCTGCTCAGCATACTCTCAACTCCTCAATCTCATCTTTCATAGTTTCGATTTTCAATAAAAGCTCACGGTTGTTTTGTTCAAGATAATGAATATACTCAGCCGAATCTTTAATCAGATCGTCTTTCATCTCGTCTCCGAAGTGGTTTTCAAACCTCCACTTTGTATCGTAATAGCGTTCTTCTTGAGTCACGATTGCACCTCCTCATCATTTTTGTCTATTTCTACATAAACCCTTTGTGTTGTACCGTTGATTTTTTTACCTTTAACAACAAGTCCGTAGTTTTTTTCTATAGTGTCTTTGACCTGCTTTTTAGATTGTGCGTTTAAATCGTTTTCTTCAGCCCATGCTTCATATTCGTCATAAATCTGCTTAGGTTTCATATGAAGGAAATCGTTACGTTCGAAATCTTGAAGATATAATAAGAAGTTATTATTTTCTTCATGGTATTGATCGTTGAACTTCTCAACGACTTTAGATGTTGTAAACCTTTCATTTTCATACAATCTCTTATACGCTTCGATGATTAATCTAATCCAATATTCCAATGCTTTTTGAGTAGTCAGTTTCTGAATAAAGTTCTTTTCTTTTTTAGCGGGCTTAGTGTAAATGGGCAGCCACATAACACGACGTTTATATGAATCGCCTTTTTCCCAAGATTTTAGAATATGGTTACTGGTAAATATCAGACTCAATGTCATTTCAACTTCTGTTGCTTGTTGGAACAATTGACGTGTACTTACAAAGTCGCAAGTGCTTATGTTTTTCAAGGCTTTCATTTGTTTGTTATTGATAGGTTCGTCTTGAATATCGTCACCAAGATTGGCTAATTTGCCTTGCATTGTGACAAAATAACGTTCATCGGCCATATCTCCGATAGATAAACCGCTGCAGTTTTTACGATTCAATATAGCTCTTATAATGGTTAATAAAGTTCCTTTACCGTTTCCGCCGTCACCGACAAATATAAAGAATTTTGCTAACATACGTTTGAACTCTTTGTTGATAATCAACGTATGTGCTAAAACTTCTAAAATCAGCTTCTTATATTCTTCATCATTGTTGCTCAAATGGTTTAAGTAATCGTCTACGACTTTTACCGGTTCAGCGTCATAGTGATAATCAATATCTATGTGGTAAGGTGTAAACGTCTTACTTTCCATTTCGTAAAAATTACCTTCGTGAAGATAGCCGTTATTAAAGTGGATTTCAAAAGACTCATCGTCATCTAGTGTTATAATTGGAGCCATGAGTAGAAGTTGTTTGTAAACCTCTTCAACGTTTCTACTGTCTTTCTGATCTAAAAACTGATGTATTTTCCTTTTCAGCATATTTTCATCATTGATGAACTTGCCTTCATCATCTCTGAAGAATAAAACGTTGTTGTAGAACCTTACGTAGTATTGGTTAACTAAAGATTTAGCGATAGTGTCAAAACTCATGTCTTTAGTGTCTATCGCTTCGTCTCTTGCAATAGTGCTTATTTCATCGTTAGGAAGCTTGTCAGCGAACACAAACTCATTTATGAAGTTCAGTATCTTTACAGTATCTTTGAGCGAATAGATAGCCATTTTGTGCTTATATAACGCATCGTTTCTGCCGTCTGATTCACCCATACCTAGCAGGTTATTTTTAATCTTTCTGTTCACTTGAAAGATTTCAGGTAAGTTCTCTCTGACACCTTCGTTGTCAATCTGTCTTAAAACTCCGTTACGTTTGACTGTTACTGATTTTGTGTTTTTAATGTGTTTGTATTCGATTGGAAAACCTAAAGCACTTATTCCGTTAGCACCTTTGAAGTTTTCAGGTTTTTTAAAATAAAAATGTACGCCTCTGTCTGTCCAGACTGTTTGTGTTTCTATGTTAAAGAATTGAATAATAGCGTGAATAACCTCTTTCGGTACATCATCTATATCAATTACTAAATCTTTATCAGTAAGTTTGATACCGCAATCTTCAAAACTATCCGATGTTTCCGATTCGTCAGCATTCTTACCTGCATGTTTCTTGCCTTTTTCGTATTCAACAAAGGTCAAATCGTTCACCTCTTTCTAATCTAACCTTTGGTTTAACTTGACCAAGCGTTCCAACCTTTTGTTAATTTATCTATGATAATATCTAAATAATGGTTTAAATCGATGTTTCTTTTAAACTCTTCTACATCAAGTTTTGATAAATCGTCATTGAACACCCACATGTTTTGAGGTGTGTTAGGGAATTTTGTAATACCTCCGTCAAGTCTGCGTTTAACCAATGTTACACTTTCTTTTTTTGTGGGAAAAATTCTATTAATACGCTGGTACTCTTTATCATATTGATCAAATGTTCCTGCAAATTTACGTGATGATTGTAAGATATATTGATATAAAATAGGATTGTCTAAGTTTTCAATTAGTGTTTTTTTAGGGTCTTTCTTGAACAACAAGTAGTCTGTAATTGCTATATCTATAATTCTAGCTGTATTGGCTTTAAACCAATTGTTATCGTGATAGTTATTCACGTCTCCGCCTTTAGTTTTAATAGCCCCTGACGGTTCTAAGGCTACATAGTTATTCACATCTTTTTGTATAAAGTGAGTAAATTCATCTTCTTCAAGTGTCAATTTGAAATCTTGTTCCCACTCTTGCCAAACATCTTTATATTCTTCACTGTCAGTAATAAAAGCAACACCGTCAGTGTTGATATTGATAATCTCACAAGATTTGGATAATCGTTTGCACAAATCATATAGTGCGATTTGACCGTAAAAACATACTGATTTTTGTTTATTAGGATCATATAAAAGTGAATACTGATTGTTTAAATTCCCATACACACTGTTTAATACAAGTTTCAAAGCATCTGATAGAGTTTTATCTTTATGTTTCACTTCTTTACGCTCTTGCAAAATGTCTTTATAAATCTTAGTAGCGCTTTCTAAACCATTAATGTTGATTAATATCGAAGGATACATCGATGTTACATCTAAAAGTTTTACATTCTTCACATCTTGTTTAGTCTTATTGACCCCATGAAGTCCTCCAAACCCAAACTCAATATTGCAACCAAACTCGTCGATTGTTACAGCGCCTTTGTTTTTGTTCAACCATAATTCTTGAACCTTTTCAGGTACTAAAGACAACATTTCTTGATTTTTTTCATGGTTTAACTTATTCACATCTTTGTGTAAACGGATACTTGACCATTTGTGCAAAGGTCTGTCTGTAAGCACGTTTGCGCTGATAGTTGTAGTATTCCATCTATCTGCTTTAGGGTTGTTCAATCTATCTACTAGTGACCACTTAGGCATGAAGTATGATTTTTTTCTTCTTTTGTATATGTCTATAGTCACATCAACGTCATATCTACAATAATCAATCGCTTCTTTAAGCTCTCCGGGTGTCAAAGCTCTATCGATTGTAAAATCAACACTTGATTCTAAAATCATCTTGCCAGCGTTACCTTCAACTCTTTTAAGTGAAGGTTTACTAACATCGATTTGTTGGAACGTGTCAAGTGTTCGAGGTAACATGTTATTACGATAAGCGTGTCTTTTACCACCAATGATTTCATCATTGATCTGTTTGATTTTTTCAGGCGTATAACCGTTTAACATATTGCTTAAAATTTTGTCATCGTAGAAATGATTGTTATAGCCGACTAAGACTTTATTTTTTATTAACTCTGCTATACCGTTAAAGTCATTGTGAAACAAACCTACTTCTTTTTTATTAATGTCCTTAAACACAACAAAAGTGTTGTGTTTAAAGACTTCAATATCATAAAATAATAAATCTTCATCTTTAACTGCTGCTGATTCCATTCAAATCACCTGTTCTATTATTTATTCCATTTTGGTTTTTTAATCTCTGCGTACGCATGTTTACCGAATGCTACTTTAACTTCAACCATAATGTCGTTACCTACGATTTCTTCTGCATTATCGATAGTCACACCGAATTTATCTTCAAACTTACTGTATTGAGCATTTTGTTTATTAGGATTCACAAACCATTGACCTAAGCTTTCTTTGTAGTCTGAATACATCATTTTAGATTCGTACGTTTTTCCTTCATGCTTGAATCTGATTCGAATTCCTTTACCGTCATCTTTAACCTCTTCAATAGTTGTTTGGAAGATGTCTCCTTCCATATCTTTATTTAGTTTTTCGACTACATCTACTTCCCATAAAGAACAGAAACGATCGTATACATAAATGTCATGCTCTTGACCTACCGCTTTATTCAAATCTTCGAAAGTTACGCCGAAATAATCTTGAGCATGTTTTTCAGCACGTTCTGCTTGTTCAGCATCTTCGACCATTTTTTTAGCGTCTTTATCGAACTTTTTACTAAACAACTTAACTTGTAGAATTTGACCTTGCTCTTTGTCTAAGAATGTTAATGTTGCTACACCTTCGTTATATTCAACTTCCTCTAATGGTAATGAATGTCTTACTTCAGTATTGTTTGTCATAATTAAAAACTCCTTTAATATTTTTTATATTTAAATTCAATATTGTTTTGCTCTAAAAGTAACTTAACGATTTGAGCGTCTTTATCGTCTTCGATTGTAAAAACGTGATGTGACTTTACTTCCTCTCTCTTTGTTTCAAGTTCAGATAGTTTCTTTTCTCTTTCTTTACGCTTGTTGACGATTTCAAAAGACATCGATAAATCTTGAGTATCTTGGTAAGCTATGATTAAATCTTCATAATCATCGGATTGACGAATAATGTCTATGTTTCTTTTGTTCTTTTCTAGCCAATCGACTAAGTCTTTTTCGACTTTTGTCATAGAATATGATTTGTTTAAATGTTGTGGTTTTATGAAGTCAGCGAATCCTAACAGTTTTTCAAAATCATAATGCTGAATTCTTTTGTCGAAAATCTGAGCGATAGCTTTTTTCTTATCTTCTCGTTCTTTTTCTACTAACTCACGCTCTTGTTTTCTGACATGATTAACAGCTTCGTCAATAATTTGCTTAATTGTTTTAACCTGCGATTCAAAGTCAGTATACGGTTGCAATATTGTTTTTTTGACATCTTTTCTAGCGTCTTCAATCTCTTTCACGCGTTTATTCATCTGAGCCATTAAGTCTTTAGCTTCTTTAATATTGTCTTCATTAACTTCAACGTCTTTAACATGCTCAGCTAAGTTTTGAGCTTGGCTTAGTAATTCGTCATATTCTTCAAATACAACACTCCCTTGAGTTGTAGTAATGTTGAACTCATGATGTTTTGTTAAATCGTTCATGTGATCACTCCTTTAATAAAATCTTTCAGATTTGTGTAACTCTATTAACTCTGAGCCTCTGTCTCGTCGATTGAGATAATAGAATGTTTTACAATCCTTAGTGCTCAAATGTCGTAGCCCTGAAGCATATGGGTCGTATCCGTAAGTTTTAACTTTACCTCTTGCTTTTTCCAGTTTGATTTCGTCGTAATTTGATTCTAAAAATAGAAAATCATATTTCTTCTTAGGCGCATTATCCAATGAGTTTGTATCTGTCGCGTAAATGATTTCGCAGTTGTCAAATGACCAAACATAACCGTAGGTCAAGACGTCGTGACTGCATTCAAAAGCTTCAAATATATAATCTTTAAGTTCCAATGGATAACCTACATTGATGATGTAATCTACGCCGAACACTTGAGCGACCTCATAATTGCCTACAATGTTAATGTGTGGGAATTCTTGTTTGATTCTTTTCAAAGTCGAATGTTTAATATGGTCAGAATGTATGTGTGTGAGTAACAAAACTTTCACATCGTATAAATAATCTTTAAGTTTACTAAACGCAATACCGCAATCTACCAGTACGTCATTGATTAGAACAGCATTACCTTTAGAACCTGATGCTATGATTCGGTAGTTCAATCTTTACATCCTCCTGTTTCAAATATTCCAGATGTCATCGGTGGTTTTAATTTCACCGGTCAATATTTGCTCTATAGTTTTAATGCATTGCTTTTTATATTCGTCGCTATTGTCACTGCCGACAATGACATGTCGGACGTCTAAGTCTTTTCTATATGTGAATACTAGTGTTTGCTTTTTATCATAATTAGAGTATTCGATCGTACCTTGTACATCCGATTCATCTAACATGTCGATAAATTTATGCGAATATTTTTTAAGGTCCATGTAGTACCTCCTGTAAAAATTTGTTATGATGAAAATAGAAAATTGATTCATTTCATCTCCGACTGTTAGCAATTGCCCTTGCTAGCAGTCTTTTTTTAATACTTAATCGTAAATAACGTAATATATTCTTCGCCGTCATCGACTGCTTCCTCTGTTTCATCTTCTTCGAAGTACCAGACGTCAAAGAACAAATAAACTGCTAACGATAAAAGAAATGACCACGCTGCTGATATAATGAAATCTTGTGTGATAAATGTCAGTGTGAATGTGCTTGCAAAGCAGAATGCGTATGCGATCCAGAATGATTTATGCATTTTAATTACCTCCTATTCCAACGGTAATTTCTTTCAATTCTCGTAATTTTTCATCTGACAAATTACAATACGGAAACTTTTCTCTCACTAATTCAACAGGGAGTTTTCCTCTGATCGCAATAAATCCTTCCTCCTTTAGCTGACTATTCAACTCTCTTACAATAGAAGTTGCTTTACTTTTACTAACTCCTGCCAATACCTGAATATCTTTTATTGTTAAATAGTTAATGACCATAGAGTGTCGTCTCCTTTCGTGTATAATGTTGTTATCAACCTAAGGAGGTGATAACTATGACTAAAGATGAATTTTTTGAAATTTATAAATCTAAGTTAGAATCTGCTATTAACCAACATGAAAATGATTTCGAAACTAAACAATCCTATATTTATTTAATTGATAACGAGTTGCCTAATCTTGATAAACAAGCAAAATCATTTGTATTAAAACAACTAGTAACTCGTCATGTTGAGCATGTTGCTTTAGTGGATCTAATTCAAGAACTCGTTGTTGATGAGTAATCTATAATTACGTTCTTTAATTCAAAAATTTTTTATAGAAGCACCCTTTTTATTTACGGATAATTTAATTCTATGAACTTTTCTTTTCAGCACTTTCTCTAATATCATTGCAGCGATATATAAGAGGAGTGCTATTTTGATTGTTTTGAGTTTGCTCATTTTGTTTTTTCCTTTGATATATAATATTGTTATCGCTACTGCGATGGATTGGGGTGTTAAATATGTCTCTTTCTCCTAAACCCAATAAAAAGAAAGATTTACTAGGATGGAAAGATTTAGATTCAAAGTTACAAGCCGTTTTTAGAAAAAGTAATAAATCAAAACAACCGGTAGCAATTATTGATTCTGATGAATATTTCATGACAATTAATGAAATAAAATCTGAAGCCGAAAAACAAGGATATACAGTTACTATTAATGGCACTTATATTGAATTTCGGTAACGTCAGTTTTTAATGCTAACAATTCTTGATTAATTTTTTCGATTTTTCTTTCACAGTTAGCATTCCTAATCTCTTCCGCCAAAATGAAGATTAGGAGTGCAATTTTGATTACTTTGAATTTGCTCATTTCGTTTCACCTCCTATTAATTCCGCTCGATTGTGGGTTTTGGTATAATCACCTGGGGAGGTGAATAATGTGACTAATGAAGCTAAATTCGTATTACTTCATTTATATTCAATATTTCTCGATAAAATTGAGGATGGTGAATCAAAACGATCATCCTCTTATTTTGGAAGTGATATAGAATCACACGAAAAATATTTTCTAGGATTGAATTTTGAAGACTACATTGATGCTGTTTTTGAATTAAAATCTAAAAAGTTGTTAACAGTTGCACCTGGAGATGACGGATTTGCTGAAATGGCATTAAACCACGAAGGCATTGCTTATTCAGAAAATCTTACTAATAAAAACTACAAAAACCTTTTAAGTTTAACTAAAGATTTGAAAAAGTTAATTTTCTAAAACCCAATCATCAGCTATTAAATCGTCTGCGCTAGGCTGCCACCTTGAGTAGGCGGTTTGTCCTTTGGTTTTATAATTTTTCGTCACAATCAAACATTGGTAATTGACCAAATTGGTTGGTAATATTCCGTATGCATTTTGATTATTGCGTCTTATAGCAACTCCTTTTTCCATCGCTAACTTCGTTGCTTCTTGAATGTTCACTTTGTCTCACCTCCTTTAATTCCGCTCGATTGTGGGTAGGGTGCTGTTACTGATTCAACATCTTCCATTCTTCTAAGTCAGTAACTGTGTCATCGGTTTCGATTCCAGCAAGTTTATCGATTTCTTTAGAAACTTCCTTGATGCTTTTAATCGCTTGTTGACACTCAGCGATCACTTTGTTTTCAGCAACAGCTATTCCTGCATATACGCCTTTATCTTCTTTTTCATCAAACAATCCATTGAACAATTCTCTTGTCTCTTCGATTTTAGAAAGAGTTGAATTGTATGACTCGATTTGACCTAAGAGTCTGCTGTGTTCACGTTGAAGCTCTATGACCTTTATTGCATCATCTTTTGTCATGCTAATCCTCCTAAATTTCAAACTGGCTAATATCTACACCGTATTTAATCGCCATATTTTTAATTACTGAAATGTAAATCTCAATAAGTCTAGGTTCGTCAGTAATAACATCTAACTTAGACAGTTTGTTAATCTGGGTTTTAGTAGCACCGTTCGCTAACATTTTGCCTTTTCGGTTTTGCATACGGATTTTTAAATTACAGCGTCCTTTTTCTTCTAACGCTTTATATGCTTCTGACTTAACCTTCTTATGCATGTCACCGCCACCTAAGTGTTGAGCGATAGCTGATAGAATTTTATTTGTGTCATTACGCCAGTTTTTCGTTTCAATACCTACGATATGACGAATACCTGTGATTTGACGTTCCATCTCTTTATTGAATTGTTCTTGATTCTTTTGTACTTTGAACATCATTTCTAATGCCTGCATAGGTGTTTGTGGTACGTTTAATTGTGATTGTTTAATATGCTCGTCCATTTTATGAAATGCGTCTACATACATTGCAGTGAATAGAACACCTTTAGATCCTGTCATTTTGTTTGCTACCATGTCGCACCCTTTTTTAGTGAGTAGGTAGTGTTTAGTCTGACGATTGTTTGCTCCTAAATAAGTTGATTCTACGAAAAAATTATCAGGGCTCAAATTTGAGCTTTGCAAAATTACACTTTTATAGTTTTCAATATCTCTGATTAAATTCTTGTGTTCCTTACCTACCATTTCTGCTACTTCTCGACTATCTACATAAAATTCATTGTTACGTTCTACTACTTGTAAATCTTGCATGTGATTTCCTCCTATTAAGTAATTCGGTGCTTTTTGTTACCATTTTGGTGACATCTAGGTAAAAAAATATCTTCCATTTTCTTATCAAACAGTCTTGAAATAATAAACATCTCATCTAAATTGAATGGCGTTTTACTTCTTTCTTTATTTATATAAGAATTTCTACTGATGTTTAAAATTTTGGCCATTTCATCCTGAGTGTATTTACCTTTTCTTAAACCGTATAATTTATGTTGCATGGTGTTACCACCTCCTTGCACATATAACTATAGCACCGATTTGGTGACATGTAAATAGTCAAATGCAATTTTATTTATGTTTTTGCAAAAATAGGCTACCATTTTGGTGACATATAATGTATAATAAATTTAACAAAGCAACGGAGGAAATTTAAAATGACTCAAGAAGAACTAGCAATTTATGTAGGCAATCAGATAAAGGTTTATAGAGAGAAACGAGGTTTAACTCAACAAGATTTAGCTGATAAATTAAATGTTAGTAGACAAGCTGTAAGCAGATATGAAAAAGGTCTTAGAAAAGCAAATCAAGATACACTTTTCGAGCTTTCTCATATTTTAAATTGTAGTATTGATGATTTCTTTCCTAAAGAAAAGAGAACAAAAGAACCTACTACTCTTGCCGCACATCTTGAAGGTGAGTTAAAGCAAGAAGATATAGATTACATCATGAGTTTAGTAGAAAGATTTAAAAACGAAGATAAATAAAGGGATTGGTTTTATTGTCACGTTATGAAGATTTATTAATGGAAATTGATTATATAGAAATTAAAGACCACGTTCATTTACCTGATGGCTATAAAGGTTTTTATTCAGATGATTTAATTCTTATAGACAAAAAGCTTAGTGATGCTGAGAAATTAGAAAACCTTTTTGAAGAATTAGGTCATCATAGATTTACGCATGGTAATATACTTGATCAATCAACTTTCAATAATCGTAAATTTGAAAATTATGCACGAAGACATGGTTATGAAAATTCTATATCTTTAAACAAGATTATAGACGCATATAAATACGGAGTAAGTAGCTTATATGAATTTGCTGAATATGTTCAATTAAGTGAAGAATACGTACATACAGTGTTACAACATTACAAAAATAAATTCGGTTTATCAACCTGCCATAATGGTTATCTCATTCGTTTTGAGCCATTGCAGGTTTTTAAATATAAAAAATTAAATGAAGGAGATTAGTAATGTGAAGAATTTATCAGACGAAAAGGAATTAACAAACGAAGAACTTTTAGAAAGACAACAACAGCAATTTGAGCAGTATAAAAAAGAACAATCTGCTAAATCAAAAAAGAAATGGTTATGGGGTTGTGGTGGTTGTTTAGGTTTATTATTATTAATTGTTGTTGGTGTAACAGCTTGTACCGGAGCTTTTGTAAATGAAGTTGACAAAGGAATAAACGAAGAAGGTACACTCAACAAAGATAAAAACACAAAAATTAAAACTGTAGGAGAAACTACTGAAATAGATGGCGTTTCATTCACGTTAGATAATGCTGCTTATACAGAAGAAAGAAATGAATTTGCAGATGTTCAAGCCGATAAAGTCTTAAAAGTTGATATGACGGTTAAGAACAATTCTAAAAAGGAAATTCCAGTGGGTGGAGATGTAAAAGTTTATGTAGATGGAAAACAAGCTAAATCATACCCTATCAATAATCAATTAATGGATTCGTTATCGCCTAATAGAGAAATTAGCGGGTCTGAAGGTTTCGCAATCAATAGTAATCCAGAAAAAATAGAGCTAGAGTTCCAGCCATTAACATCATTCTCTAATAAACGATATATTTATGATATTAAACCAGAATAATTGAGGGCATCCACTTGCCCTATTTTTTATCCTCTTATCACAGATAAACAAAGAAGCTATAAAGTGCCTGATAAGCAGTTAAACCACAATGATAACTATGTATACCTTGTAAACTACCAACTTCAAACTATATTATTTCTCTTAATATTCGAATAAACAAAGGGAGTGGAGATATATTATGTATAGATATTTGAAGAAATTAAGAAAAGCGATGAACATAAACAACAAGAAAGAAGTAAGAGAGATTAAAGAAGACTTGGAAGAAATTTCATATAAAAAGAAAATAAGGCGAGATTTAAAAGAGGAAAAGAAAAGTAATTTCAAACATTAGTCGACCTTTTTAATGATAGATTTGGCACACTGTAAATGTAAACAAAATACCCCCTCCACTCCGGGGCGAAGGAGGAATACGAAATGACAAAGCATAGTAAAACTCTCATCGCATTAATCCCTCTATATCTTTATTTCTTCTATCAAGGATTCTATGCTGTTATTTATAACGAAAATCCTGTTGCTAGAGTTATGGCAGTTATTAGTATATTGATTTTCACTATTATATTAACATTGTTTATAACAACTGATCTAATTCGAAATAAGAAATAACAAAAAGAATATAAAAAAGACGCCTACATAAGTAGACGTTAAAATTTACCATTTTTAATTGCGTTTGCCCATAAAGATGATTGCTGTTTATTCTTGTTATCTAATTTTTTTTGGTTGTTGAGGTCTTTCATTCTTTTATCATTTTCTTCACTGAATTTACGATAACAATAATCGACTTCATTTGAAAATTGTTTAAATTCAATATCGTCTTTAATTTTCATTTTTTTTAAAGTTTTAAACATACGATCACCACCTAAGGAGGAATCTTATTGAAACATTATCTATATACCGACAAAGAATTCATATATTCTTATTTAAGTCAACACGGAAAAGGTTTAAATCTATCTTACAGTCAAATGAACAAAAACACAAGTGCAGAGAGCGAAACACGTAACACGCAAAATTCAGAAGAGACCCAGAATATCAATGGTAAAGAAGATGGAAATCTAACCATTGGCGCTAGTGTCAAAGTTATGACTGGTGAATACTCTACACCATCTCAATACAAATTTAAAATTAATAAAAATGAGTTGCAAGAGTCTTTAAAGTTTATGGAGTCAAAAAGCGAAGCTCAATCAGAATTATACAACATTGAATTACATGATTATCTCTATGAGATATTTGAAAATACCGCTATGGGTAAAGACGATAAAATTTCTTTGTATCCAGACAAAAAATTAACAATTGCTGAATTGGACGGCAATCATTTCAAGTTTTTAGAACAATTAATGGATATTTATATAAAATCTGAAACATCAAGTTTTATTGGTATCGATAAAAACACCCGAGAAGAATTCACAGGTATGAAAAAAGATTTGAAACCCTTAGAAAAAATGAGCGCGATTATAGATAAATTGGTTCCTGGAGATTATAAAATAATACTCGATCACGACAAGCAATCTTTAATCGGTTCACTTTACATAGAAAATTTAAACGTGCCATTTAAAGAGCTAAAATACTTTTATGCTCAAAGTAAATTAAACGTTGTCGGAATAAAAGCTAGCAAAATCGAATTCAATAAATTTGAATATGAAAATGTGTTTGAAGTTATACAATTAGACGCTTCATTACAAGGACCATTATTAAATGAATTGTTACCGAATGAATCAATATATTATTTCAAGCCTATTTTAATTTACAGTAACATTTAATGAATTTCAGGGTACACCACCGTACCCTTATTATTTTTTTACCTTTTTTGAGGAGGAATGAGTAAAAATGCCAGTATATAAAGACGATAGTACAAGCAAATGGTATTTTTCTATCAGATATAAAGATGTTTATGGCAATAACAAACGCAAAATGAAAAGAGGATATAACACTAAAAGAGAAGCTAAATATGCAGAAGCTGCGTTTTTAAATGATATTAATGAGGGTTATAGCGATTCGAATACCTTTGACTATGTGTTTAAGCATTATTTAGAACATAGCGACTTAAGACCTAAAACTAAAAAACGTAAAATCAATGAATATAACAGACACTTTAAAAATAAGTTCGGTCACATTAATATGAATAAGATTACTCAGAATCAATGCCAAGAGTTCCGAAAGTATCTAATGGATAATATTCCTTCCACTAACACCGCACGCACAATATGGTCTGGGTTCAAAGTAGTTATCAACTACGCCAAAAAATATTTCGGTTTGCGTATAGATCCTACTATTTCAATCAAACCGATTCCACGTGTCAAACCTAAACCAAAGTATATGTTAAGAGAAGAATTTGATGAGCGTGTAAAAGAAGTGGAAGAACAAGATTATCAAGAATTATTTAAGTTGATGTTTTATACCGGGTTGCGCATTGGAGAAGCAATGGCGTTAGTATGGACAGACTTTAATAAATATAAAAAAGAGATATCCATAGATAAAACTATGGACATCTCTAATCGGACTATATATCCCAGAGCTAAAACTGAAAGCTCTGAAGATATTGTCCCCTTACCTAAATTTATTAACCAAATGTTAGCTGATCGCTACCAACGTGAAAAAGCAGCTAACAAATATTTTGATGAACGTAGCTATTTTATTTTTGGAGGAATTGCACCTAAACATTATAGTCATGTTCATAAAAAATTTCAAAAGGCTTTCCCACATTATAACATACACACGCTGAGACATTCTTATGCATCATACCTTGCGAATAATGGTGTAGATATTTTCGTTTTACAGTCACTCATGAGACACGCTCAAATCACTGAAACGATGGGCACTTACAGCCATTTATACACCCAGAAAAAGCATGATGCGATAGCCATTTTTGATGAGTAAATGGTATCAAAATGGTATCAACAACCATTTTCCGACTATAAGAATCGCACAACCACGCGGTTTATAGCTATCCAATACTACCTTCCATTTCGAATTTGATTAGACGGTTCATTTCAACGGCATATTCCATTGGTAGTTCTTTTGTGAATGGTTCGATGAAGCCCATTACGATCATTTCAGTTGCTTCTTCTTCTGAAATACCACGGCTCATCAAGTAGAAGAGTTGCTCTTCTGATACTTTAGATACTTTCGCTTCGTGTTCTAATGAAATGTCATCGTTCATGATTTCATTATAAGGAATCGTATCTGAAGTTGATTTGTTATCTAAGATTAACGTATCGCATTCGATGTTTGAACGTGCACGTTTAGCTTTACGTCCAAATTTAACGATACCACGGTAAACAACTTTACCGCCATCTTTTGAGATAGATTTTGAGACGATAGTTGAAGATGTGTTTGGTGCTAAGTGAATCATTTTCGCACCCGCATCTTGAACTTGTCCTTTACCAGCTAATGCGATTGAAAGTGTACTTCCTTTCGCACCTTCACCAGCTAATACACAGTTAGGGTATTTCATAGTCAACTTAGAACCTAAGTTACCATCAACCCATTCCATGTTACCATTCTCATGAACTAAAGTACGTTTTGTAACTAAGTTATAAACGTTGTTAGCCCAGTTTTGAATTGTAGTATAACGAACGTGTGCATCTTTGTGTACAATGATTTCAACTACAGCTGAGTGTAGTGAGTTTGTAGTGTACACAGGTGCTGTACAACCTTCAACGTAGTGCACTGAAGCACCTTCATCAGCGATGATTAAAGTACGTTCGAATTGACCCATGTTTTCTGAGTTAATACGGAAGTATGCTTGTAGTGGTGTATCTAATTTAATATTCTTAGGAATATAAATGAATGAACCACCTGACCATACTGCTGAGTTCAATGCTGCGAATTTGTTATCTGCAGCTGGAACTACTGAAGCGAAGTATTCTTTGAATAATTCTTCGTTTTCACGTAATGCAGAGTCAGTGTCTTTGAAGACAACACCTTTCTCTTCTAATTCAGCTTCCATGTTTTGGTAAACAACTTCTGATTCATATTGTGCAGAAACCCCAGCAAGATATTTTTGCTCTGCTTCAGGAATACCTAAACGGTCGAAAGTACGTTTGATTTCTTCAGGTACTTCGTCCCATGAACGTTCTGCTTGTTCAGAAGGTTTTACATAGTAAGTGATATCGTCAAAGTTTAACTCTGACAAGTCGCCGCCCCATTGTGGCATTGGCATTTTATAGAATAACTCTAAAGATTTTAGACGGAAGTCTAACATCCATTGAGGTTCTTCTTTCATTTTTGAAATCTCAGTTACGATATTTTCTGTTAATCCGCGTTCTGATCTGAAAATGGACACATCATCGTCGTGGAAACCATATTTGTAATCCCCAACATCAGGTGCTTTTTTAGCCATTTCAATCACTCCTTTTATATAATCAACACGATACATAGACACGTGGCAATATTTCAATCAATTGATAGAACTTCATGATGATTTATAGCTTTCACAATATTCTATTGAATATTGCTACTTGTATAAACCAGTCTATCATGGAACTGACAAGTTAGAAACCACCTTGCCAGTTACTTATTCTTTACCCGTTATGGGTGCTTACTTTGCATTTTCTTCAGAATCAGTATCTGCTTGACCTTCACGTTCCACAGTACCTTTTTCTAAAGCTTTCCAAGCAAGTGTTGCACATTTAATACGTGCAGGGAATTGAGAAACACCTTGTAATGCTTCAATATCTCCCATATCTTCAGTTAATTCATAATCTTCGCCAAGCATCATTTTAGAAAATTCTTGACTCATTTCTAATGCTTCTTTTAACGAATGACCTTTAACTGCTTCAGTCATCATAGATGCACTAGACATTGAAATTGAACAACCTTCACCATCAAATTTAGCATCCTCAATAATGCCATCAACAATATCGAAAGTAAGGTGAATTCGGTCTCCGCATGTTGGGTTATTCATATCAACAGTTAAAGAGCCGTTATCTAATTTACCTTTGTTTCTCGGATTTTTATAATGGTCCATAATTACAGATCTATATAGTTGATCTAAATTATTAAAATTCATATGAGAAAAACTCCTTCGTTTGGTTTAAAGCGTAAATTAATTGATCAATGTCTTCTTTTGTATTATAGATATAGAAACTTGCTCTTGCTGTTGAAGATTGATTCAACCATTTCATTAATGGTTGTGCACAGTGATGTCCTGCACGTACAGCAACACCTTCTGTGTCTAAAGCCGTCGCAACGTCATGTGGATGAATGTCTTTCAAATTGAAAGTAATTACACCAGCACGTCTGTCTTTTGGCGGACCATAGATTTCTAAGTCTTCAATCGCATCCATTTGTTCGTATGCATATTCAGTCAACTCTTTTTCATGTTGATGAATCGCATCAAAACCAATGTTTTCAAGGTATTTAATTGCTTCAGCTAAGCCAATAGCTTGTGCAATTAAAGGTGTACCTGCTTCGAATTTTGTTGGCAAGTCTGTCCAAGTTGCTTCATATTTACCTACGAAGTCAATCATGTCACCGCCGTATTCGATAGGTTCCATATCTTTAAGCAGACCGCGTTTACCATATAAGACACCAATACCAGTAGGACCAAGCATTTTGTGTCCGCTGAAACTGTAAAAGTCTACATCTAAATCTTGCACATCAATTTTCATGTGTGGTGCTGCTTGTGCACCGTCCACACTGATAATTGCACCATGTTCATGCGCAACTTTCGCAATTTCTTTCACATCGTTGATTGTACCTAAAACGTTAGATACATGTGCAATCGCTACAATTTTAGTGTTGTCATTAATTGTGGCTTTCACATCTTCGATGTTTAATTCACCTGTTTCTGTCATCGGGATGAATTTTAAAGTTGCACCTTTGCGGCGTGCTAATTCTTGCCAAGGTACGATGTTAGCATGATGTTCCATTTCAGTTACGACAATTTCATCGCCTTCTGAAACATTCGCATCACCATAACTACGTGCGACTAAGTTAATAGAAGCTGTTGTACCTCTTGTGAAAATAATTTCTTCAAAGTAACGTGCATTAATGAAACGTCTTACTGTTTCGCGTGCACCTTCATAACCATCTGTTGCTAATGAGCCGAGTGTGTGTACACCACGATGCACATTAGAATTGTAACGTTTATAATAATCGTCAATCGCTTCGATTACTTGAAGTGGTGTTTGACTTGTCGCTGTTGTATCTAAATAAGCTAAGCGTTTGCCATTGACTTGTTGTTTCAAGATTGGAAAATCTTCAATAACTTCATTAACATTTAGTGTTGTTTCGGCCACTATATCCACAGACCTTTCTTCATTAATAATCACTTGTCGTACAAAATAACTTACAAGCTGACAGGATTTAATGAATAATAATTGACTGCGAACAGGTTATTCAAAAGCGTAAAGAGAAGGAGGAATACGACGCAGTGATGCACATATCATCAGCTGACTTCCTCCTGTTTTTAATCTCTCCTGCCTAGCTTATACTTTTTATTTTGATACTCTTAATTCAATAACGTCACGTAATTGACGTTTTACATCTTCTATTGGCAGTTCTCTTACTACTGGATCTAAGAAACCATGAATAATTAAACGTTCAGCTTCTTGTTGAGAAATACCACGACTCATTAAATAGTAAAGCTGTTCGTCATCAACACGACCAACTGAAGCTGCGTGACCTGCTTCTACGTCATCTTCATCGATTAATAGAATTGGGTTCGCATCTCCGCGTGCTTTTTCAGAAAGCATTAACACACGTGATTCTTGGTTCGCAACTGATTTTGAACCACCGTGTTTGATATAACCGATACCATTAAAGATAATAGTCGCTGCTTCTTCAACTACACCGTGTTTAAGAATGTAACCATCTGTTTCTTTACCGTATTGAACGATTTTAGATGTTACATTTGATTTTTGATCTCCAGTACCTACTGCTACTGATTTTAATACACTTGTAGAACGGTCCCCAATTAAATTAGTTGTATTATCAATAATTTGGTTACCTTTGTTCATTAATCCAAGTGCCCAGTTAATTGATGCATCCGCTTCAGTAATACCACGACGAATAATATGGCTAGTGAAACCTTTATCTAAATAGTCTACTGCGCCATAAGTGATTTTAGAGTTCGCACCAGCAATCACTTCAGAAACAATGTTCACTTGATTGCCTTCACCACTTGCATCTGACAAGTAGTTTTCAACATAAGTCACTTCTGCACTTTGTTCAGTCACAATAATAACGTGATTGAAGAAGCTTGCATTTTCATCATCATGTAAAACTACATATTGAATTGGATGTTCAACGACTACATTTTTCGGTACATATACGAATAAGCCGCCATTAATTAATGCAGTATGCAACGCTGTTAAACGATGTTCATCTATGTTAACCGCATCTTTCATCAAATATTTTTGAACTAAATCTCCATGATTCACTAAAGCATCTGCTAAACCTTCAATAATTACACCGTCTTTTTTCGCTTCTTCTGAAACGCGTGTATAAGCAAGTGTATTATTGTGTTGAATCACTAAGTTTTCAGTTTTTTCAACATCAATGATTTTTTCAATTGAATCTGGAATTTCACTGATATCTTGATAAGTTTCAGCTTTTGTTTCGAATTGTTTAAATGAGTCGAAATCCCATTTTGTGATTTTAGTTTTATCTGGTTTTGGCATTTCTAAAGTTTCAGTTAGTTTCAACGCTTCTTTACGTAATTCTGTCATCCAAGAAGGTTCATTTTGGGCTTGTGAATACTCAACAAGTTCTGCTTCAGAAATGTTCAAAGTTTCAGTCGTCATAACTTAATATCCTCCTAACGATACTTATAACATTTAATCGGTTGTTTCTTCTTTACGTAAATGATTTACGCTTCGCTGAATTCTTCTTTAACCCATTCATAACCTTCATTTTCTAAACGATGTGCTAATTCTGGACCACCAGTTTTAACGATTTTACCGTTGTACATAACGTGTACGAAATCAGGTGTAATGTAGTTTAATAAACGTTGATAGTGCGTAATGATTAATGAACCGAAGTCATCTCCACGCATTTCGTTGATACCTTTAGACACAACTTTTAACGCATCGATATCTAAACCTGAGTCAATTTCGTCTAGGATAGCGAATTTAGGTTGTAACATCATTAATTGTAAAATTTCGTTACGTTTTTTCTCGCCGCCTGAGAAACCTTCGTTAAGGTAACGTTGCGCCATGTCTGGATCCATATCTAGGAATTCCATTTCTTTATCTAATTTCTTAATGAATTGCATTAAGTTGATTTCTTTACCTTCTTCACGTTTCGCATTAATTGCTGAACGCATGAAGTCTGCGTTTGTAACACCAGTAATTTCTGATGGATATTGCATTGCTAGGAATAAACCTGCTTTTGCACGTTCGTCAACGTCTAATTCTAAAACGTTAACACCGTCAAGTAATACTTCACCTTTAGTTACTGTGAAAGCTGGGTGACCCATGATTGCTGCTGATAAAGTAGATTTACCAGTACCGTTAGGTCCCATAACTGCATGAATTTCTCCCGTGTTAATTGTTAAGTTAACACCTTTTAAAATTTCTTTATCCTCAATAGACACGTGTAAGTCTTTAATCTCCAATGTTGATGGCATTAAAAGTCCCTCCGTAAACATAAATAGTATTTCAATTACTAGTTTATAATAATTTTAATCTGTAGTCAAAACTGCACTACATTGGTACATTTATAAATTATAACGCAATTAAACCCCAAAATAAACCTTTTAAGTACCTAAATAAAAAGAATTCTTAAATTGTAATGAGTTTCGTTAAAGCGTTTCAATGTGAAATGTTGCACGAATTTCAAAGCTACTGATTCTCATTTTCTGTCCTTCTATTATCATTACCCATATCTTTGTCACATATTATGATAGGGTATCCTTGCTTCCTATACTATTAATAGACGCAAAAAATCACTCCCAAGCATCTATACTTGAGAGTGATTAATAATTTCTTATTCAGCTGGAATAATTGCACTTATATCGGTGGTTATTCCTAGTTATTCAAAGTGTTGTTATATCAAGGGTTATAGCCATTCTTAATCGTAAAATCCATTCATGGCCTCGCCCTTTCTATCAATAACTCGCCCTTTTTCTGCCCTTTTTTTATTCGAAGTCATGTTCATGATATGTCATATAGCTATGCACGTCATATAAAAAACTTCTCGTCTTTCTTCCTTTATCTAATTGACCAGTTATACTTACAAAAGCGTCTTGAACCGCTGCTTTATAAGTTCTAAAAAAATTATACTTACCGTAATATTTTTGGGTTCTATTTAAGTTATTGTTTTTATACTCTACTTCTAATTCTTTTCTTAATTCTCTAGCTAAATCTCTACCTGTAGTAGTATCGTTTTCAAATATATCACTAATTCCTTGTGCTTTGTCATCAAAATAGTTCATCTTTTTAATTACGTGTTCTTTAGTTATGGTATTGGGAATTTTAAACAATGCTTCTCTCACAACTATATCCTCCTTTATTTTGATATTATACCATTATGTGATAATCGGTTTTTATTTGAAAGAAAAACACTCCCTATGAGATTTCGTTGTACTTCAACATAATTCAACAAAAAAGATAATATAAAAACACCACTTTTTCAGTGGTGTTGAATTCAAAAAAATTTTTAACTGTATATTGGTGCAACTTGATCCGCAGTAATAAATGGTCTTTTTAACAATTTTTCTAAAATGGTCTTTTCTCTTTCTGATTTGCTAACCTCTTTATCTGTATCTTTCTTACTTATCAAGTCACTTTGCCCATAAGTTTCAAGTACGATTATTTCTTCAAGTATTATACCGGATAAGAAATTTAGAAATATATTGTATTTAGTGAAAGAAAAACCAATCATTTTAAAACCTTTTTTAAAATCGTGCTTCTTAAACAGTTTATAAGCCATGAATAAATGTATAAACAAACTGTATATAGGCAATGCAAAATAAAACCAACTTTGTCTAAATGTGATGTTTTTAGTTTTAAAAGTTAAAAATGCTGTGTATGCTTGAACCAAAAATATTACGAAAATAAACATCAATAATATGGATACTAATAACATACTTTTTCACTTCTTCCTAGTTTTTTTCTGCGAAATATTCGCTACATGTTCGCTATAATCATTTTTCTGCATTAATTTTCTTTTTTGTTGTCTCTCATTGGCAGCAATTTGTTTTTCTCTCACACTATCTCTACCTGCTTTTTCAGCTTTTTCAAAGTCATCAGAAGTATCTTTAAAAAAATACCAATCCAATAAGACAATAAAAGCAATAACAAGATAAATTGAAATAAACATACCTTTCAATAAAAATAACACCATTGGTATAACATGTAAGGTAAGACCTTGAAAATTCAAGAGCATAGCCACAAGAATTAAAAATGAAGTTATCCCAACTATATACTTTCCTACAGTATATCTTTTAGGGAAATAATCACTATCAAGCGAGTGTTTATTAAAATCGAGTGCAAAGGGAAGAATATAAACGAGTGCATTACTTAACAGCAGCTTATATTCTTCTGAACCTATGGTTATATACATAATCACAAATAGCAATAAACCATGAATTATTAATCTCAATGTATATATACCCATAAATTCTTTGTTTCTCTCCTCTTCAACTAATAATTACGGTTTTCTATTTAATACGCCTTGAAATCAACTATATCACATTCACCGCAATTAGCGTTAGTATTTTTTACCTAACGTCGCATTTCACGACGCCCTTATTTTTGTTATCAAAACGTTATTTTGCGTTATGTACTTTTACAAAAACCAATTTTGGATTTTGATGTCACAGCTCAAATTTGAGTTGTGAATATAGTTACATCTTAAGTACCTCAGCTTTAGACTACCCAATTTTGAGGAGTCCTCTTATACTACGTAATATTCATGAATAAGACGTAGTAATATACGACCGCCTAAAAATATATTGGATCATAAAAAAAGCCACCACCTTGTAATAAGGTAGTGGTTACATGTTTTAAATGTCATCTATGAATGTAACACCCTCAAAATTTATGTTATTGTTTTCCGTCCATATTTTATGATACTTTCCTAGTAATTCACGTGCTTTGTTTCTATCACTTATCTTTATCGGCACTTCTACTATCTCTACATGTTCATTGTAGATGATACTGTGACGTTCATTATCTGGATTAGGTTCATAATTCCCCTTTTTTACTAACATCTCTCTACTTTCCGTTTCTTCGCCTGTTGCTGCACGTGATAATAGGTATAATAACTCTTTAGCGTCAAGTATATTCTCGTCCATTATCTTGTCTTTTTGTGCTGCGATATAAGCTGATACGTTTTCATTCTGTAAAAGTCTATGCCCTATTGAATACGCTGTTTTTCGACTATATCCAGCATTTTTCGCTGCTTGTGTCGCATTTAATGTTTTTAAGTATTCATCTGCAAAACGTTGTTGTTTAGGCGTTATTTTACTCATATCCCCACTCCTTTTATAGTAATACGCCCACCCATTAAGGATAGGCGTATAATATAATGTTATTTATTATTTCTAAATACTTCTTCATAACGGTCTGCTACACTCTTATACTCAACACCGTATTCACCCTCTGTGAATGGCGTTCCTGTTGTTGCAATGCCTGTACTGTTAATAAATGCGTAATCTTCTGCTGCTTTGTTATATGCTTCATCTTTTTCATAAGGATATAGAACACTTTGTTTCAACTCTTCCATTTTGTAAGCGACTTGATTTCTTTGATTGTCGTTAAATCTATCACTATTCAATACTTTATTGTATTCCTGTACTGTAAATACATCTGCGTCATCTAATGCTAATGATTTAATATCTTCTAATACTTCTTCATCAGTGACTAAGCCTAATCTTGCTTGGAAATCTTGTCGCTTGATCACTTCTTTTTCTGGGTTTTCGACTGTTGTATTGTATTTATCTTCGATTTGTTGTAATTGCTGTTTCTTCTGTTCTAACATACTTGCACCAATTTGTTTAAAACGTTCTTGTAATTCAGCTACTTTACCTTTTTGTTTTTCATCTACTACATCAATACGGTAGCCTTGTTTGATTAAGTTAGCTGTTTCCTTTAAAAATGCGTTCATTGCGTTTACTGCCTCTTTATATTGCGTGTTTGTAAATAATACATCATAAGTGTTATTCATATTTTAATTACCTCTTTCGTCATTATTTTTGATTTTTTTATTTCTTCCGCTAATTTTTGTTTGCGTAATTGCTCTTTCTTTTCATACACCTTGTAGCGTTGTTCTTCGTTGTATCTGTAACTATCCTGTATAAAGCCACTAATAAGGCTTGTATAAGGCGTTGCACCTTTGCTATAGAAATAGTCCAAAATCTCTTTTCTGTCGCTAGAACTGTAGTTATCGAGCAATTTATAAGCATTCCTAGCATATACAGTTGCCTTATGTTTGAATTTCTTCAATTTACTTTTCACAGAGAGAATGTCAATCACTAAGTTTTCAATAGGTTTACCTTCATAAAACATTGACATACTAACACTGTCAGTAACTAAATGAGGATAGTGCATGGTGTATAGTTCCTCTATTTCATCCTCGTATGTTTCAATGATGTGATACCTTATATCCTTATTTAGAAATTTGATTAACTCTTTTCTATGAAAATCTTCAGGAACAACCTCAACAATTTCATAATCAGCCAATAGCATGCCTCCCTAAAACTCTATTTGCTTAACTGCTTCTAACCTTCTGCAGTTCCCCTCTATGAAATTATGCAGTGTAATAACCGCTAGATCCTTATCACTTTGATTCTTAATGATGAAATATCCTCTAGCGTCACTAACATTTGATGAGCCGATAGGAAAGCCATGTACTACAACTAAATCATAGATAATTTTATTTAATTTCCTTTTATAGCTTGCCGGTTTGTGCAGCAACGTTAATAGTTTTTTAATTGTTACATACTTTTCCTCACTATTATTTAAAACATTCCACACATCTAAATGTTCTTGTGATAATACAGGTTCTTTTACTTTCATTTTTATCAGTCCTTGTCGTTTGAATTATGGATAAATACAAGATCGTTACCATTTATTTTGATTACGATACTTCACTTTCACAGCCACGATTCCATGTTAGTTAAAAGTCAGAACCTCCCCTAGTATCTTCACGCCTAGTTTTAACTGCTATCAAGATACATATGATCCCTCCTTATATTTTCAACTACTTCTTGACGCAATTCATTGTACCTATCTAAAATCGCACCATTCTTTGATAACTCAAAAACTTTAGTGTTGATGTAATTTTCATATACTTCTGGTGCTTCACGTTTAACTTTTTTCGCTTTCATCACAGTTGACTTACTAACACCAGCAAGTTCTGCTAATTCTTTGTTCTCGTGTACTGGTGTCTCGAATTGGTTGGTCTTTGGTGTTTTGTCTATATTTTGAATTGGTTCTTGTTTACGCTTTGATTCAGCTGAACCAAAGCGAATATCATCTTTAGTTTCTCCGTTTGGTTCAGCTGAACTAAACGGTTTGTTTTGTTTTAAAGTAGATAGCTGTCTTTCTCTAGCTCTTTCTTGAATATCTCTGATTAAATCTTTTGCGTTTAACACAATGTTTAATGATTAGATTTCTTATTTGTAGTATGAATCCTTTAGCTCATTAAACCTTTGTTCTAATGCTTTGTAATCATCTTGTGTGACCTTCTCATTTTGCACGAACTCAGTCACTAGCTTTAGTCCTTCTATTAATTCAGGTGCTGGTTCATTAATTCCTGTAGCTAACTGATATAACGTTTCTAAGTTACCTACCACATCAGCATTACTGGACTGAATACCTTCAAGTTCATTTATATTAAAGTCTTTCTCAATATATTCGAACACGTCTGTATTATGACTTTCTGCGAATGCCTCTAAGCCATACATAAAGTAATCATTATCAAACAATAATTCGGCCATCATATCACTTATAGAAACGACTTGACCGTCATGTAATTCATAGCCTGCATAATGTCCTTGTATGCTTCTGATAAGCCCCTCTGTGTGCTTTGGAGACGCTAATAAAAATGATTGTCTTACCTTACAGTCTTTTATATAAACATGACCGTATAATCTGCCTTTCATCATGATATAGACCACATCAAAAGGATCATCATTTATTTTGAAAGCAAAATGTTTATTTCTACTACGTTCTAATAATGCTGTGTAATACCTTAATAACGTACCTGCACGTGTATCAAATTGATTATCTATAGTTTCTATATTCATCTTTCTACTTCTCCGTTCATTAGTTTTTAGCGGTTCCCTACTTCATGCCCTTATAGTCCACATCAATTTATTTCTGGTGGGAGTGTGTTAAAAACAACAAGGGCAAGCCTTCTCGCATATAAGTTCCCAAAGTACCCTATTTTTTATTGACTGTATAATTATTAATTAACAAACAAGCAATATCACCGTGTAAATGTACTTGTGATAATATATATATTTAATAGGGAGTATAGGGAACTATTGATTAAAACACTTGATATAACAGCATTTCCATAGTTCCCTATACTTTATTTTTACTAGGAACTACTAGGGTACAATGTGAACCTTTTACGTTTCATCATATTCAGAATAAAACTGGTTAAAGTCAAAACCAATTTCATTGATTACGGAATGTTTGATAGCATACCCACGTGGTTTTTTACCTTTATGCCCTATTCTTTTCGTAAGTCTTTCTTTATCAGTAATCAAATAACCCCTTTCATCCCACGCTTTTGTAACACTATGCTGTTCATGTTTTAGGGATTGCTTCAAGGTTTCACCCATTACTAACAGAAAATCACGTTTGTATATGGCTTTAACATCACCATTAGTTACAGTGTGGTAACCCTCACCTTCAATGTGATTACGATTAGCATCCAAATACTGTAAAAGTTCTTCTAGTAACTGCTTAGGCTTATCAATGTTCTTATTAGTTTCCAGCATTTTGTTGTATGTTCGGTCTAACGTGGTGTATGGATCATGTTGAAACCCTTCAATATCATTGATGATTTCACCAGCAACCTGTAATAAAGCGAAAGCCCTGCCTATTCTTGCGACAATCTCATTTGTTCCAGCTTTTTCAATAAGTCGTTTCTCATGGCTTTTAAATGACTTGTAATAGCCTTCTTTGTTTTTGCGGTATTGTTCCATGAAAGCCATGCCTAACGTACCGTAATGTTTGTTAATGCCCTCGTATAAGTCAATAAAAGAAACATCACTGTTAAATGGGTCATCTTGCAATGTAATAACCCTAGCACCAATACCAGCTTTCTCATTGCCGCTATCCGCTAAAGAAGTTTCACCTGTTGAAAGCATAATATTTTGCCATGTTCTTTCCACTTCAATACTCGACTTGTTCCCGCGCCCCTTTTCACGACCACCACTAAATTGGTATATGACATCCGGTATCATATAAGGGTTCGCTTTTCTTGAGTCGTCTAAAAGAAGTGGATAGCTGTTCAAGAATGCAGATTTGCGTTCAATATTGACTCTAGTTGTATTCCATTCACTGATAAGGTTTGAAGTTCCCCACACACTGCCAGCCACTTTTAAAGCTGTTGTTTTACCTCGTGAACTAGCCCCGCTCAAATCGACGATAAAAGGTTCTACATCGAAATCATGAAGCAATATCGAGCCGCAAGACGCATACAACAACATCATGGCAGGGTATGAATTGGATATAAGGTTAAAGACATTATCAGCGTATCCTTGCAATGTCCCTTTAGTCTTGAATTGGTTCGCAATGTTTTTATATCCCTGTTCATGAATCGTCAACTCAATTTCGCTATCCAAAGGGTGTACAAAGTATTTACCTACATGGCCTAATCGAGTGACTATATTTGTTATAGGCAACGGGTTCAGTCGCATATACATGCTTATATAGTTAACGAGATCAGTACGATTTGTAGTGTTTACATCTAAACCTCTGCTAGCTAGCCCGATTAAATGTGTAGCGTCTGCTAAGTCACGAGCAAACACGGGAAACTGGTAAGTTCTGCCACCGTTATTAAAGGTCATTTCATAAGTAAACTCATTTGTTTCAATATCTTTATACTTTTTAGTAATAAATGGCGGTGTTGAAGTGATTAAAATTGGAACAACTTGCTTATCGTCACCTCTACCTTTTTCCACCAATTTATATAACCAGCCATTATCACGGACTTGGTAATTAGTTGGTATACTCTCGGCGGCATTACTATCATTGACGATTTCTGTAATTTCTGTGGGTAGTTCGGCCATTTAATCACTCCTTTCGCGTGTGTCTTAAATAAATACTTTTAAATGTCTTGATAATTTCTTTATCGTCAATAGGCGGCGTACATTGCTTTGCCCAACCATAAGCCAAACCATATACAAGGCTAGGATCTACATATCTACGCAATAAATATCCGATAATTTGTGTTAATACTGTGTTTCTTTCACCAGCACTTACCCCCATACAGACACTCTGCCAATGTTCTGCACTATGCTTTTTATGATATGAAACAGTAATAGGCTTATCCTCTTGTTTAAACTCGTTTGCCCATTCCTCTAAAGTAGGACAATCCAATATTGGAGCGTCATTACATCTATACATAAACGCACGGTTTTTATCTTTTATAACGGGTAATGCCATCGCTCTGCTAGGTTGGTATGAGCCTTCATCTACTTTATGACCAATTTTAGAAGCTATTACTTTTGTATATTTGCGATACTCTTCGCCGTTAATACGTTTATTTAAAGGGATAAATAAGCGTAATCTAGGAGCTTCTGTGTGGTGGCTATAACTTGTATGCCAAAAGTAAGCAAATGCTCCTAAATGTGCTTTAAATGCTTCATTTAATGCCTTTAAATCAGAAATATCATCATAATCTAATACCAATACATCTCTATAGATCACATTATTATCTGCACGGTATTTTTTGCCTTTATCACTATCCGCAAGGTCACCATAAACGGCAACCCCACGACTATATTTATTGTTGTTAATTTGTGGTATAGCTAATCTATTAACAAGCTCACTCCACTTAGGTTGTGAGAACTGTTTAAATGAACCAGCGTCTAAACTGTCATACCACACCATACTCACTTGAGTATCATATTCCAAATTAATTTTATTCATTTTGACACCTCTGATGAATACCAGAATGGAATATGCTATAATAAAAATAGATTTACTATCCACTCTGGTGTGTTTTTTATAGACTTTACGCGTCTCTTTCGGTTTGGTCGCCAGTGAGAGACGCTTTTTCTATTTCATGGAACTTTTGAATGACCTCATCAAATTCCGATAAATAGTAATACATCAGATCTAATGTCTGCTCGTGGTGAATATTGGCCTCTTTATAACCATAAGCGTAAAGTAATAATTGTTCTTTTGTTTTAGGCATATCTTCATATTTGAACATGCTTTCACCGAACCACGCGTGTGTTTGAGCTAAGTCCTCGAATTTATTTTTTATAATTTCAATTTCATAAAATAAGTTTCTAATCTCCCAATTCATTTAAATGTCCTCCACTTCGATATTTCCAACGATATAATCTAATGCCCATTCTAAAATTCCAATCACATGTCCTTTACGATCTGTTGTGTGTTTATGTTCTCCTGTGCTGTCTTTGACGGTATAGTGGTAAATTTCTTTATCTTCGTTCATAACGTCGCTTAATGTCATAGTTACTTCATCAATGATTGGAAATGCCTCATCTTCAAAATCTAACTCTGCGAGAATGTTAAACAACTCTTTATGAACTAGCTTTAAAATGTGTTCGTAAAATTCTGTATCGCTATATTTATGATTAGTAATTGAATGAAATCTGTCTTTTGCTGATAAGAACACATCTTTATCCTTCTCATCTAATACTTTCTCTAAAACTTTAACTACTTTTGACAAATAATATCTTTGCTTAATTTTCACTTTAATTACCTACCTTTTTCTTATTTTTCAGTTCTAAAATTCTGCTAATATCAAGCTCTAAACATGCGATACAAATATCTTCGCTGACTTCTGGGAAATGCTTTTTAAATACATCTGGTGCAATGTTGAGTAATAACTGTCCGTCTGGTGTTTTTACATTCGCCAATTAAGTAAAGTCTTAGTAATGACAACTTGCTGCTTCATATTCGTTTCACCACCTTTTCTACATCCATTCTTTATGACGCTTACTCAAGTATTCTTCAAATTTTTCAATATTAATAACTGTTAGTGTGCTAGAAAGTGAGTAAAACATATTTTCTACACCTTTATGATCTTTTTCGTATTCTAAAATAATTCTGCGTGTTGTACTTGATGAAATACCAAACATTTCAGAAATAGCCTTCGGTCTAGCAAACATCGGTTTGAATACAACTTGTTCTGGTTCAAGTGCTACATTCTCTTTAGTTGGTAACTGTTGTAGTTTTGTTCTTGGCATTTTCGTCTCCTCCTTTTCCTTCGATACCAAAAAATTCATTAGGTGTGACTCCAAAGAAATCACATAAAGTCATTACAGTTTTTGTATCTGGATTATCCGTTTTCTCATGGTACAAGTTATACAAAGTAGTCGGCGAAACTTTAATTTTTTTGCTTAATTTAGTAACCGAAATTCTTTCTTTACCCATCATAATACTTAAATTATTTTTCATATAATCACCACCATTCACTTTTTAACCTTTAAAGGTTATTTATTAACCTCCTTATTGGTTATAAAGCTATTATGAACCACTTCTTTGTTATTGTCAATTACTTTAGTATTTATTTTCAACACCTTATTGGTTATAATTAAATGGACTGATACAGGAAAATAAAAACGAAAGGGAGTTTTAACTTGCTTATCACTTCAAATTTAAGAGTTAAGATGGCTGAATATAATTACTCCATTAAAGATGTCCACGAGCAAACTCATTTATCCAGAACGACTATATCCAATCTTTATAATGGTTACAGTGACGGGATTAAATTTTATACTTTAGAGAAACTTTGCGATTTATTTAACTGTACTCCTAACGACTTACTTACAATAACTTATGTTGATGTTTATAAGATTGATTTTGAATACGCAAATGAAGTTTTTGACAAATATAACTCCGATAAAATGCTGTTTTATAAATGTGAATTAGATGTATTGATAAACAACAAATTTTATAAAGTGAACGTAGATTTAGTAATTGAAAAAGAAGATTATATGAATAGTGGTATATCTAGTGGGATTATAAGACTAGAAGAATATGAAAATGATTTTATAGGTAAATCTATCAATACAAATAATTTTATTCGTAAACATTTAAGCGATCATTTAGAGGATATTATTTTAAAAGGGTTTTCAAAATATATTGAAGACAATCACATTCTTGAATTACCACCAACTATTGAAACAACTTTTTAAAAAAGGAGAGTTACTATGTGGGTTGAAGAATTTACTAATAAACATGGCAAAGTACAATACAGATACTACGAGAAGTATAAAGACCCTCTCACAGACAAAATAAGACGTGTTAGCGTGGTGTTAAACAAGAATGGTAGACAATCACAGAACGAAGCACAAAGACGCTTAAATGAGCGTATAGAAGCAAAATTAAATGATAGAACACCGAACACATTTAAAAAGCTAACATTTCATGCAGCATGTGATGAATGGTTTACACATTACAAAAATACTTCTGGTTCAAAAGCAACCACCATTAAAACTAAAACACCACTGGTAAACAGGGTTAAAAATTTATTTGAAGATGATGTACTAATCAACAAGATAAACCTTTCATATGCACAAAAAAAATTTAACCAATTAGGCGACCTCAATTTTACAGATCAAGTTAATAGAAACTTGTTAGGAATATTTAAAGCTGTATTCAAATATGTGAAGCGTATGTATAACTTAGAAGATATTTCCTTTGTTGATGAAATTACATTGAAAAAGAAAATAAAGACACGTGAAGATATTGAATATAAACGTAACAATTACCTTGAATTAACAGAAATTCAAAGCATTATCAATTACATTAGAGATAAAGCAGATACAATGCACTCTGGCATACATAAAAGGTTTTATCTCTTTGCAGCATATATTACTGAATTTCAAGCCCTTAACGGTATGCGTATTGGTGAATTACTGGCAATTAAAGAAGAGGATATAGACCTAGAGCATAAAACATTAGAAATAAACGGTACGATACACTGGTTTCATGATGATAATGGCGGTTTCGGATTAAAAGACACAACTAAAACAGAAAAGAGTTATAGAGTAATCGGTTTGACTACAAGAAGTTGTGATATTTTAAGAAAAGCCATGTTAGAGAACAAAAAAGATAAGAATTGGAATGATGAATACATAAGTAGGGGCTTCGTATTCACCAACCATAAAGGTAACCCTATGTATTCAGCACGTTTCAATAAAATACTACGTGAAGCAGCAAGCGCAGTAGGCATTAAAAACAAAACAGTCACATCACATATATTAAGACACTCACATATTTCCATGTTATGTGAACAAGGTACATCACTAAAAGCCATTATGAATAGAGTAGGTCATTCAGATCATAGGACTACTTTGTCCATTTATTCCCATGTAACCGAACAAATGGATAAAGAAATGATGAACCGATTAGAACATATAAATATAAGTTGA